ATACTATATCTTTGTGTACAGGCTTTACACCATTGACTATATTATCTATATCTTCTTTTAGCTGACCAACCGCCTCTCCCGCCTTTGCCGCATCCGCCGCCTTGCCGGAGAGGGAGAGGGTGGGGTCGATCATGTTCTTGAGCTCTTCCCAGGTCTGGATCGCCGAGGTCCAGTCCGCGTTGGTGACCTGAGTGATATAGAAGAAGCTTTCCACCGACGTTCCGCTGGTATAATTATCATTGCGGCAGTTGCAATCAATGGGCCAGCCGTGGAGCATATAGCCATTGCTACCGGTCACGCAGAGCACGACGCTGACATGGCCGGGGACGCGGAGGGCCTGCCGTGCGATCTCGCAGGTAACGACGTTGCCGGATACCGAGCAGGCCGCCCGCTTGCCAGCGCCGTCGTTGATGGTATCATACCAGCCCTCATTCTGAGGGCCGAATCCACGGTACATGATGCTGTACGTTGCTCCGGACGGTGCAACGTATGCCTTGCCGTCCTTGTACAGCACGGCCTTGAAGAAGCGGCTTTGCGCGTCGTTCTCCACAACGTCCAGACGCTGCGGAAGACCGGGGTTGTCGAAGTCAATTTTGATCTCTCGCATCATTGTCCTCCTTGCTCAAAATAAAATCGCCTGATTCGGAAAGCAGATAGTCCGTCACATTTCCGTCCGGAAGTGTGTCAGAGTATGCGGCCCCATCGGGCAGGGTGGTCAGCGCGTAAGTCGGGTTGATAACACCCGCCGATGTGATCCGGCGCGTGTCAGGCCGGAACGTGATAAGATACATAGACTCCTCCATCACAAAAAGCCCATCACAACGTATGGGATACAGCACTTTTTGTTCTTGTTCATCGTCACGCCTATCGGGATATTGTTTACTTTTTTGGATTCCAGCCATCCACCGGGTCCAAACTGGACACCGGTTTTACTGACCGAAAATTCCCGGATGCGCGGATAGTCCCAGGTGTACGTTGCGCGGACACTTTTTCCGTTGACCGGCACGATTGCCCATTGGATACTGTTGTTGTCGATAACGCTGCTGTCAAAAATACTGCCCAAATTGTCGATGAAGCCAACGGCAACGACCGCATAGCTTGCCAGATCCATCGGGACAAAAACATTGCCGTCCAGACCACCCGACGCATTGGCGGAGTTGTCCCAGATGACGCTGGAATTTCGCACCCCGCGAAATTCCAGGCCGTCCGGGTTGATGATATACGAGTGATCGCCGACACCGAAATTGATGCTTCCCGTGTCGCTCTCCTCGATATAATCGGTGGCCACGCGGCTTGCATCCACCGCCCGGTCGTTGGTGGTGGTCACGCGGCTGCGCTCCCGGATGGTCGTGCGGGCCAGGCGCTCTTTGGCGTCGCCCACTTGCAGGGAGTCATAGCGCTCCAGCAGTGCATTGTAATCCGTTTTGGTGATCCGCGCCGTGGCGCTCACGCCCAAACGCAGATACCGCACCTCGACCGTATCGCCGCGCAGGATAATCCCGCTCTGGCCGGAGCCTGTGTACTCCACGCACTTTTCCAGCTGCACATAAGAGACCGTCAGGCTGACGCTGATCTTGCCGATCTCATTTTTCTGGATGAACTCGTCAGCTGTCTTTTTCATGCTGGCGTCCGAAGGCGCTTTCTGGTAGTAGCTTGTGAGGTCGAGCGGATAGATCTTCCGATAGCCGGTGATGCTGGAAGCCGCGATGGGCTCCAGGTCATAATACTTGTTCTTCTCGGTGCTCATCCAGAAGGGATAGACGTGGGTGTAGACGTCCTCGATATTTTTTTCCTGGGTGACGTCCAGCAGGTTCAGGCCGTAGGCGATCTTGACTCCGCGGTCAACGGTCTCTTTTTTGCGCAGCACACAGCTCAGGCCGTCGAACGTCCAGACGCCGTCGTAGGCCGAGGCGAGGTTGTCGCTGTTGCTGGACAGCAGCGCCGCACGGACGGTCATCGGCTTCGAGACCGAAAACGTGCCCGCAGTATCGTAACTGGCTGAAATGTCGAACGGGCAGTCTCCTACGATCCCAGCCTTGAGTTTTGTGATGGCCTCGCTCAGCGACGCAGCCGTGAAAGGCTTGACGATGCAGTTGTTGAGGTCATACGAGATGTGATGCGCATAGGCCTGAATCTTGCCGTCGATGGGCCGCGTCATCCGGTAGATGCGAAACAGCTGCCGGTTTTCGTACCGGGACGGGGCCGCGCTGATGAGCCTGCGTTCGGCCAGCAGCTCCGCATGGAGACCGGTCATCGGATAGATGAGGGTCAGGTCATACGCACCGTTTTCTTCGCAGCTGACGGTGCAGCTCAGAGAGTCTTTCAGCGCGCCCAGACCGTAATTGCCGATAGAGGTCACATCGGCCTCGTGTAAGATCGGCGTCATAATGTCCACCACCTTGGAGTCAGGGTCACGCCGGTCACGCCGCCGCTCCAGCTGATCGTATTTTCGCCCGGCCGCAGCGTGGGCCAGGTGCCGCCGACAAGCGCGTTTGCATTGGTGCCGCCGGTGACGTAAGCGTCCCAGTTTTCGCAGTCGGCATAGAGCACCCGATCTGCCGGGGGCATGGCGGCAAATTCCACGCCGTTGACGACAACTTTTCCCTCTGCGCCGTTTCCGGTGATTTCCAGATAGGGGAGTGCCACCTGATCCAGCGGGTTGAGAAGGGTCTGTCCGTTTTCCAGTGCCGCAGCCTGATAGCCTGACACGAGAAAGTGGCGCGGATCGCAGTCAAAATCAACCGACAGCCGGCCGTACTTGTTGAGGATGTTCGAGATGCTGCCCGGCTTGGCCGTGGCAAAATAAAAAAACGACGGGTCGTATCCATCGGAGAGCTGATGCGCTCCCGGCGTTCCGGCCAGCCATTTCTTGACGGTGCGGGCATCTTCCGCCGTCGGGTTTTTGCCATGGAAATACAGCTGATACGTCACGGTGATATTGTCGTAATAGCCAAGGTCAGCATGGAGCTTTCCGTTTCTGCCCGGCACCTCATACTCCTCGTATTTGGCTTCCGGGACCGGGATCTCCGGCTTGTGCTCGATGTGGCAAAAATACTCGTCCGAGCTGTGGCCGTTAAAATACAGGTATTTCTCCATTGGCGGAGGCCTCCGAATTGATCATCATTTGCAGCTTGTCGATGGTGTACTGGGCAATCTCCTCAGCGTCCTGCCCTTCCTGCGGGTAGATGCTGATGCTGACGCCGCCCATGTTGATGCGCCGGGTGTTGTAAGCCGTGGTGAGCGCAGAGCTGGCCCGGCCCACGTCATAGGTGAGCTGAGTTTCCATCTGGCCGCTCAGCCCGCGCACTGCGTCGCGCAACACATAGGCATTATCGGTGATCCCTTTGGCCATGCCTTTGACCATGTCCGGCATCCACTGCTCATATTCCCGCAGCGGGCCAACGTCCGGGCGGGAGAAATGCAGGAAACTTTTCACGGTCTCGGCCAGCCCTTTGGCGGCAGTGGCCAAAAATCCGCCAGCCTCTTTCATGCCGTTCGCCATGCCGGTGACAAGGTCTGCGCCCCAGTTGTTCGACTCATTGGCCAGGCCGGAAAGATTTGTCCCGATCAGGTTGCCCACAATGGACAGGCCTGCGCTTGCGATTGCTCCCGGTATGCCGCCCTTCATGTAACCCGTAGCCGCTGAAACAAGCCCTCCTACAATCAGGCCTGGCACGTCGATGTTGTCAAAAAAGCTGTCGCTTGCGCGGTAGCCTTTCGACAAGTCCGAAAACCAGCTTCCGAGCGGACTTTTGGTCAGGTTAGAAGCTGCCTGTTCCAGACCGCCCAGTTTCGTATCCAGGTCGAGGATAAACTGCGAGAAGCTGCCTACCGTGCCCTGAACGCCCTTGATCTCGGTCTTCAGGCCGTTTGTCTTTTCCTGCACATCGGTCACAATGCCGTTGACATAAGTTGTCGTGCGAGTGACTGCCTGGGCGACGCCGTCCACAATGGCGGTATACGAGTCCGTCACCACATCGGTCGTAGAGACAACGTTCTCTTTTACCTCGCCGGTCGTCTGGTCAATGACTTGTTCGATCTTCTTGGTGGTCTGGGTCGTCCGGTCCAGAGCGCCGACAACGCCGTCCACACCATAGATCTTCTCCGACTTCGAGGCAACCGCGGTCTTTCCGGCAGTCGTGACGTTTTCAACGGTCGTCTTACTGCTCTGCTCCACGCCGTCCAGCAGGGTGACGACCTGTTTGTAGTTTTTTTGGAGGCCGTCCACCATCTCGGTCCATGTTCGGGTGACGGTCTGGGCGGTTTCCTGCGTCGTGCCTTTGAGCTGCTTGGTCGTTCCGTCGTAGACGTTGTAGGTGTTATCGGCGGTTTCCGTCACCTGCTTGATGGCCCCGACGATGTTGCCGGTGCCCTCCAACAGCTGGGTGTTGGTTTCGGTCACGCTGTTGGCGAGCTTCTTCTGGTCGGCAGCGGCCTTTTTGGTTTTTTGGGTCGTGCTCCCGGTCGGCGTATCGCTTCCGCTGCTTGTCGGGGTCTTTACGGTCGGATGCAGCCGGTCGTATTGCTTTTGGTTTGAGATACCTTTTCCGGCCAGGGCTTCCTGCCTTCGGCGGTTTTTGTTTTTTTGGCTGTCCGTCTGTGAGCGGTAGTCCTCGTAGCTGTCATACCCTGTATAGGCGTCCTTGCCCAGCGCCTTGTTGAGCTTGTAGCTCCACTGATCGAGGACGCTGATAGCATTTTGGGCAATGGTAGATAGTCCATCGCCCAAAGCAGACATCTCGCTGATTACGCCTGAGATCAGCGGATTCAGCGACGCGATCTCCGTTGCCAGACCGACCCAGCCGTCCGTTTTGTATGCTTCAGCCGCCGCAACGGTCATATCATTGAGGTTGCCAACGACCATTTTGATGCCGTCGGTCAGATCAGCAGTCATAAGACCCGCCAGCTGGGTGGCGTTATCCGTCAGCGTGGACATCTGGCCGTTGAGCGTCTCGCTCTGGGTGGACATGGAGTTGTAGTACCGTCCGCCCTCGTCTGAGGCCTTTTCCAGTGCAGCGGTCAGCACGTCATAGGTGACGGTCATTTTCTGCACTTCGGCGGTCGATTTGCCGGTGTAGTCGGCCAGAATGCCATAGACATCAATGCCCGCATAGGCAAATTGTTTGATGTCTGCTGCCGTGGCCTTTCCGGCATTTTTGATCTGTTGGAGGTTCTGGGCCATCCGGCTCAGCTCCTCGTTGCCGCCGCCGGTTGCAGAGACCGCATCGCCCAGCGCAAGGATGACCTTGCGGGAAGAATCTGCATCAACGCCGGTCGAGATCAGCAGCTCGTTGGCCTTGACAAGGCCCGCCGTGTCGAAGGGGGTCCGGGCCGCGTCCTGCTTGATCTGCTCCAGTGCGTTTTCCGCATCGGATGCGCTGCCGAGCATGTTGGTCAGTGCCGTTTGATACTGTTCCAGCTGGGCGTTATAGCTGACACCCGCTTCAACGACCTTTTTGCCTGCCGACAGCAGTTCGCTGCCGATGGTCGCATAGGCTTTTGCGGCCAACGTGCCCGCCGTCACAGAGGCAGCAAGGTCGTCGCCGGACGTTCTTGTCTGGTCCGAAAATTCGCCCAGACCGTTTTCCGCGTCAGACAAGCGGCTTTTGAGGGTTGTCAGTTCGGCGCTGGTCTTGTTGATCGCAGTGCGGAATCCGGATGCCTCTTTGCTGGCGTCGCCCCATTTGGTGACTGCTTTTTGAAGCATCGTGTTTTGTGCTGAAAGGGCAGATTCCTGATTCTGGATCTGCTTTTTCAGCACAGAGGCAATGGAGGAGGCCTTTTGCTGTGCGGTGGCGTTTTTTCCAAGCTGTGCAGTGACAAGATTCAGCTCAGAGGAATACTCCTTCTGTTGCTGGATGATGTTTTGCATCTGTTTGCGGTATTCGCTCTCGCCCTCAACGCTGATTCGTGGGCCTATATCCGTTTTTGCCAAGCGTTACCACCTCCTCATCGTATCGCCGCCAGCGCATCGAGATCGGCATAGACTTTCTGGTCTGCACCGTTCTCAATCTGCATACACGCCATATAATCCAGCAAGTCACCCAAGGGACAGGCAAGAACTTCTTCTTCGTTCATGCCAATTTTTCGTCCCATGTAGACAAGCCACGTCGTGTTTAGTTGGACGACGTGGCTGTTTCGACGTTTTTTGGTGACTTGTCCGGGGCCGTTTCAACGTTGCGCTTTGCGCCGCCGTTCAGAGCCGCAAAAATGGCCTGCTGAACCGTGGGCATATCCTCGTACGTAAACAGACCGTCCAGGTCGTCGTCGTCCGGAAGGTCAGGCAATTCGATTTTTTCGCCGCGCATTTTTGCCTTGATAGCGCACCGGGCCAGGCCGCCAGAAATCAGCGCCATCAAAAGCTTGTTGGTCATCTGCATCAGGGTCGTGATCTCTTCTTTTTCGGCATGCTCCCGCAGAACATCGCCGACTTTGCTGACATTTCCGAAATCACGGTCGATGATCTTATTGGCCTTGACGGTCAGGCACAAGGGATAGACGACGCCCTCAATGACCATCGTAAAAAGGCGGTCATCGTCCTGGATAAAATCGAGCTTTTCCCAATCCATGGTTTATTCGCCTCCCAGAGCTTTCTTGATGAAGGCCACTGCCGCGCTTTCGGTCGTGAACAGGGTCTTCGGGATGATCTTCCAGCGGTTCTTCGCGCTGTCGTCCCGCAGGATGGTGAAGTCGATGTCCTGGGTCTGCCAGTCAATCTGATTCTCCTGCGTGGTGGCGTCGTCACTGGGCACCTTGCAGCGGCATTTTGCCAGAATAATGGCGCCCCAGTAGCTCTTGCCGTCTCGCTGGCCCTTTTTCGTGGCACCGATGCCGATGTAGGGCGGCTCCATCTCCGCACCATACTCCAGAGTCTCAACGCTGTTGCTGTCCACCTGCACCGGGTTGCCCGCTTTCAGGCCCATGAGGAAGGCTTCGTCGTCCGGGCTCAGGCCGTCGATGGTCATGGTGCCGGAGCCGTCCGTGAAAGCGGAGCCGGTCTCGGTCTCTGCCAGCCGGTCGTCGGCGTAGAAGTTGTTGTCGTCGCTGGTCGAGATATCGGTGCTCATGCTCACCGAGCGGCCCAGCTTGCGGACGCCGGTGTAAGTGACGTTCCCACCGTCGGCTGCATACAGCGCGACATGGATGTTGGAAAAACCGGTCGTCACAATGCTTTTCGGATTCTCAGGCATGTTTTTTCCTCCAAATAAAAAAGAAGAAGGTGTCCACGGTGGACACCTTCTTTGGGTTTATTTCTTCGTGATGGCTTCGATTTGCTTTTGGATTACCACTTCCATGGTTTTTTGCGCATTTTTCCGGCAGGCGTTGACAGCCGGGGCGATAAAAGGCGTTTTTTCACGCACACTGCTCCCGCTTTCAACGCTGCGGGCAATGAGCGCGTTCGGCTGGCCGTTCGGATAGGTCTTTGTCTGGACTTCGTTGTAGCCCTCAAATCCGATTTTGACGTTCCAGGCACCGTTTTCGTGGCGCATGTTGGTGATGCCGAAGCCCTCTTGCAAGCCTTTTTTCTGTGCCTCAGAAATTCCATGCAGTTTTTCTCCCGCATCTCTGGATTCCTGCGACAGATAGAAATACGACTGTTTTGCCGGTGGTGCCTGGACTGGAAGCGCGTCGATGGACTGTTTGATCGCATCGGCCACGACTTTTGCGCCCTCATAGACCGCGTGTTTGCAGATGCTGTCCGTTTCGTTGGTCAACTTTTCCAGCTGGGCAAGATAGTCGTTGGCCTTTTTGGAGGTGATCTTAGCCACAACCGGCCACCTCCCAACTCCACTCGTAGTGCCAGATGCCCCGGTCGGTCTCGAACTGGATACTGTTCAGCCGCCAGGCGATGGAATCGAACGAGTCGAACGACTGCTCCAGCGCCTCGCGCCAGGGGTCGAACTCGTTCTGGGTAAAAAGGTCAGTCGTGCCGGTGACGCAGCCCTCGACGTGCTTGCCTTCCGCCTCAAAATCGGAGGCTCCGTCTTCCTGCCAGACGAAATACCGCTTGGATTTCATCCGCCCGCCATGGCTGACCTGGTCGGTGACGGCAGTATGGGCCGCGATGATGCACTCGCTCCACGTCATTTGCCATCCTCCTTCAGGTGTTTGTCGAAATCTTCTTCGACGGCCCGCAGGCTGATATCCATCGAGGGCGGGTGGCAGTTTTCCACCACCTGCACCGTGTCGATGCGATAATAGTGGCCGTCTTCGGTCTGGGCCACGTCCTGGCTGCTGATCTGCACCGGTGCGCGCGGCACCCGCACCACGCGGACGATCTCCGCAAGGTTCTGGCGGCTGAGATACAGCCGGTTGATGCCAAGCCGCTGCTCTTCGTAGCAGGCCGAGAGCTTCCTTTTCAGCTTGATTTTGGGTTGGTGGCCGACATCGGCGACGTCCTCGGTCGAAAAAACGGCCAGAACGCCTGCGTTGAAGTTCTGCGAGATGTCATTCGTTGGTCTGGTTGGCATTTTGCGTGGCATAAGCGCTCACCCGCCTTTCGTTTTGCGCTGCCAAAATGAGATGACGGTAGTTGTTCTCGAAGATATCCGCCGCGCCGTCGCGGGCGTAGCGGACGTAATCCATGAGCAAGTCCCGGTGCAGACCGGGCGCGGTGTAGTCCTGTGGCTCGCCGATCTTGCCATCCAGATAGGACATACCGCCTACGGTGAGGTTCCAGACCTTCGTGTCCACGGCGTCGTCATCCCATGTGATGTCGAGATAGGTCTTGATATCCGGGAGCAGCACGTCCCGGATGCCATCCCATACGGTCGTCATAAGGTCAGGACTTGGTGACGGTGACGGTGTAGGCCTTGGTGGTCGTGCCGTCTTCCGCCGTCACGTTGATGGTCACAGTGTTGGAGCCTTCGGCCCAGGTGGCAGACTTGCCGTTCTCGATGATCTTGTTGCCGACCTTGACCTGCACGGTCGCACCGGCGTTCGCAGGGGTGGCAGTGATGACATTGGAGGCCGTATCGGTCGTTGCAGTGTAGCTGGCTGTGGTCGCGCTGAAGGCCGGGGTCAGGGTCAGGTTGCCCAGTTTCAGGGAGGCCAGGTTGGCGTCAGCGGACGGGGTAGGAGAGGTGACGGTCTCGACCTTGTAATTCAGCGGGCGCAGGCCGGAAATGTCGAGGTTCAGGAAAGCGTTGTTGTCCACCGGGAAGCCGTTGGCATACAGCTTGATGAGGTAGACGCGCTCGTCCTCCAGGAAGCGATAAGAGTCATCGTACTCCAGCCTGCCGCCCTTGTTCATGCCGACCGCTGCGAAGTACAGACGGCCCACGCCGAACACAGCCTGACCGCGCGGCAGAGCGGAAACCGGGATGATGGTGGCAGGATAGGGCAGGACGTTGTTGCGATAGGTGCCGTCCGGGGTTCGGATCGTGGTGGCGGGCATGACCTTCTCATAGTAGTCTTGCGGGTTGACCAGCAGAATGAGGTCATCCGGGTTGCGGTCTTTGCCGTTCGGGGTGACGGCCAGAAGAGCGACCAGCTTTCCCATGGTGGTGGGCTCGAAATCCGAGACCTTGATCTTGGCCTTTTCGGGGTATGCGCCGCCGACAACGGAAGCGCTCTCGCTCACATCGCGGATCATGCCGATGGGCTTGTCGTTGCCGTCGCCCATCACGATTCCGTCTTCCAGGCCGTTGGCGAGTGCTTCGGCCAGGATGGCGCGGATATAGCGGTCCAGCCATTCGGGGCCGAGGTCCAGCTGAGCCTTGCAGACCGGGATGAACGCAGAGAGCTTGTACAGGCCGACGTCAACTTCCTTGAAGCCGGAGGTCAGCTCCTCGATGATCTTTGCGCACAGCTTACCCCATGCGGCCTTGTGGCGGCCGTCGGTGTTCAGCATCATCCGGATGGCGCCGCCGGTCGGGGTGAACTGGATCTTGCTCAGCAGAGGATGGCTCTCGGTCAGGTCTTCCATGACGCGGAAGATGATGGTCTGCGGGAAAACGACACTCACGTTTTCGAGGGCCTGCTTCGGGTTCTCGCTGCGCATGGCGTCGCTGATCTTCTGGTAGTATTCCTTCTCTTCCGTGGTCAGCTGCCGGACGCCGCGCGCATACAGAGCAGAGTTGTCGAGTTCCTGCCTCAGACCGTTCAGCTGGGCCTCGTACTCCTCCGCATTGATGTCGCCGATGGTCTGGCACATCTCCGAAAAGACGTCAGACAGTTCGTCGGGCTTGTTGTCCTTGATGGCAGCGGCCAGCCGCTGGCGCAGGTCAGACAGTTTCTGATTCTTCTGGTACATGTCTTTCAGATTCATGTTGTTGTCTCCTTTTTGGTATTCAAAAAGGCGTGTCCAGTTTGGACACGCCTTTACGGCAAATTATTTTTTCTGGGATTTCCAGACAGAAAAAAGTTTTTGGCCATCAAATCGATATTGTGTACTAATAATATCAGAGGCCTTAATTTCTTTTTTGCTATCTCGCATTGGTTTATACATATTGTTTGTAATATAAGTTCCAAAGTCCTTATATTCTTTTGCAAATCCTTCGTAAGTTCTTTTTGTGGAAGCACTTTTAGCGTTAGAAATATTTTCGTTTTGACGTGCAAGATTGGATTCAATCCAATCAAACGGACGTTTCATAATGTCTCGTGCATAGCTTATTTGTTTTGCAGTGCCAGAAACATTAAAATCATCTACCATAGTTCTTCCAGCGGCATATCCTTTTCCCGATCTCGAAGAGCTTCCGCTTCCTCTTTTAGCCATTTCGATGCTCCTTTCTTTCAAACTGGAACGGTTTTACTTTTGTAACATTCCAGTCAAATTCTTCCGGGCACTTTCCATACCATAAGATTTGGTTTGGCTGAAGAGTTTCTAATGCTCTTCGACAATGTTTCGCAAAGCACTCGGCTTCGTATGGGTCGGATTGTGTTCCATGGCTGGAAATACTCACAATAGCATTTTTGGGCTCACCATCAAAGCACCAATCATAGCTTTTTTCCCCACACCAGCACAACGTTGGAATCACATGGATTCCATGAGCCTGCCAGTAGGCGGCAAGCCAGTGCTTCTTATAGTGCATAAAAATTTGTACTGCCAATGGCATGTCATCATACAGAGAAAAATCTGGAGAACATACCGCGCCAAATTCTTGTAAAAGCGGAATATACTTGTCTGGATTGTTCCAAAATCTTTCAAATTGGTAATCATCTTTATAAAAATGAAGTCCTTTGCCCCCCCTATTTTTGGCGGTAAGGGCATAATTTACAGGAATCCATTCGAGTTTGTCGATCCGAATGTTTGTTTCGGGTTTTATTTCTGGAATTTCATATTTTCCAACACCCGGAAATACCATTCGCTCGGTGTTTTCCATTGGAAGTATCATAGCTTTAGAGCTTCGAAAACAAGCTCAGCAGGTTGTTCTGGGGTGGAGCGGGCGGTTCCTTGGGCGGCTTTTTGGGAGCCGGGGAGGGAACGGCCAGCGTTTGACGGATGAGCATGTCGTGCACACTCTGGGTGGCCTCGTCGCCGCGCACACCCTTCTGGATGCTGGTGGCAAGGCCCATTTCCAGCACAGCTTCGGGGCTGTACCACGTTTTACTGTTGATGAGGTCCCGCGCCGCCTGCTCCTTCATGCCCGCGTTTGTAAACGCACCCAGGCCGATCTCAGTCAGCTTGTCCAGTTCATCCGCAGCCTCGCGGAGGTCTTCGGAATATCCGTAGGTGCCCCCAATGACGGGGTGAAAATAAAACGCGCTCACATTGTTGGCGATGCGCTGCGTACCGGCCAGAAACGGGTAGATGGCCGCGCTGGCCACAAATCCGTCGGCGTAGGTCGTGATCTGTGCGTTTTTGGCCCGCAGGGCGTTGTAGATTGCAAAGCCCTCCGAGACATCGCCGCCATAGCTGTCCACATGGACGTTGATCTCGGCAAGGTTCCCGGCCTTCTCCAGCTGGTTGGCCAGCCGGAAGGCGCTGACATCGCTCTGCTCCCATATGTATCTTGTAATATCGCCGTAAATATAAATGTTGGCTTCCTCGCCGCTCTGCTGCATATCAAAATACGGTTTAGGCACTGTTCTTGTCCTCCTTTTTGTTGGCTTCGGTCGCGGCATTGCGGGCAATGGCTTCGACCGTTGCAATGTTTTTGGTCATCCAATGGATGTTCGCCCAGTCCTCTGTAATGGCGGAATCTCCGACCTTTTCACGCAGCTCGTTGATGCTCCATGCCGCGCTTTCCACGATTTTTTCAATCTTGTCCGCATTGCTCAGGATGTCGAAATGCTGGATCGTCGAGGTATCCACGTTCACGCGGTCGCCGCTCTGCCAGACCCGGCGTCCATACAGCTTGCGGTTCAGCTCCTCGCTGATCTGTGCCGCCAGCGGGTCGATGCAGGTTGTGAGCCAATGCGTGACCACGTCGCTGATCCCGGCAACTTCGCCCTGCACCAGGACGGACGGGATGCCAAATCCCCGCGCTGTGAAAGAAAAAATGTCGTCCACAAGCGCCCGAATATCCCGCGTGTCGCCGGTCTTGCCTGATTCCGAAAATTGCTGGAAGTCGTAACCGTCAAATTCCGGAAGAATGCCAAAATCATTTTGCAGGAACGGCTTGTACTGCTGATTCAACCGCTGCGCAAACAGCTCCTCGAAATTGTCCTGCCCGGAATTGACCTGCGAAACATGCACTTTCATGTGCTGGCCAGCATTCCAGCTGTGATTTTTCATGCTCGCTTCCAGCAGCTTGTTGTAACTGGTATAGAGCGCATCCACCACCGCCTTTGCATCGGCGCTGTTGAGCACAAGGTGGATGACCTCGCTTTCCTTCAGGTCGCGGGTGTATGGTTCATCGCCCACCTGGATCTGCCGGTAGATGTTTTCCGCTGTCGGAAAGTATTCCGGCTTCGTCCAGCTGTCTGCCACGACCAGATTCAGCATGCCGCCGCGCTGGGTGGCAAGGATCAGCGCCTCATTGTTTTTATAGAGCCGGTAGACGACCTTTTGCCAGAACGCCGTGCTGTTTTCGTTGACGTTCGGCTCCACGTTGAGCATGTAATAGTAATCTTTTTTGACGACCTGTCCGCGCTCGAACGTCTTGAACTCGCAGTTTGCAATCGCTTTTGCGATGAGGTTCACGCAGCAGTTGAACGCCAGATCCCGCAGGCGGTATTCCTCCCAACAGGTCATCCAGTCGGCAAGAGATGCTTTTACCGCCGAGGCGTTGATGGGCACATTGGTCTCATCCACATGCTGCGCGGGGAGCTTGAGCCCATCGGATTTCTGAAATCCGAAGAACTCTTTTACTTTTTCGGAAAATGACATGGTTTGAACTCCTTACCAGCATATTGCTCCGATTTTGGGGAGCTGAACTTGTCCGGTGCCCAGCTCGGTTTCGATGACCATGGAAGCTACCAAGGCCATGAAGGGGTCTGTTTTTCGGGATTTTGCCTCGATCTTCGCATAGACGAAGTTTCCGGTATCCACGCCCTGACTGCGGCTGCTGCGCACACGTTTTGTGTTGTTGACTGCCCAGCGCAGCTGAGGCAAGTCCCCCCAGGTGAAAAGGCCTCGGTCGAAACAGTCCTGTATCACCGGGTCCACCTGCATGATGTCGCTGGGACGGATCAGCTTCACGCGGGTCTTGTCCTTTGCGTCAAAGCCGATGCTCTGCAACGCTTCGGCCATCATGGTGTAGCGGAAGTTATCCAGCGCCAGTTTTTTGATGTTGTAGATGCGCCCGGAATCCCGGATGTAATCCGTGAGCAGATACGGAGAAATGCTCACATCGTCCACATAGGTGCACACGCCCATATCACACCACGTTTTCCACGGGGCCTTGATGCGGGTCAGCGTTTTGCTCTGTGCGCAGATCCAGGCGTGATTGATATCGAAGCGCTTGTCGCCGCGCCGGAAGTGGAGGTTGACCGCCGCCCAGTCGCTCAACTCGGCATAGTCGATACCCACCGTGCAGCTCCACCCGGCCAGGTCGGGCAGGGGGGTGTTGGTGGCCCTGACCTTTTCGTAGTCGGTGACGGCAATCTCTTTGGCCCCGTCCCGGATGCCCATGCGTTTCGTGATGAAATCACCGTTCTGTTCCGGGCGCTCCCGCCAGTCGCGGTACTCGTCCCGAATTTCCTGCATCAGGTGGGGCAGGTAGGGGAGTGAGGGGTTTGCCATGCACCAATTGTTTTCATCGTGCACCTGGTCTTTCGAGTCCAAGCAGCAGATGAACGGCAAAAAGCCCTCATCCGCCTCGCCCTCAAACAAGATCCTGCGGCCTCGTGCAAGATAGTCGTCCAGCGGGCCGTCGCTGACGTCGCCGTTGGAAGTAAAAAAGCCCACGCGCGGCTCGGCAACTTTGCCCTGGCCGGTGACGAATACTTTGATGTTGTCGTAATTTTGGTATTGGTGGACCTCGTTGAAGATGACCGCGCCGGAACGCATACCGTCACGGCCCTTCGGGTTGTTGGTTCGGCCTTTGACCTCGCCCAGGTTTTTGCGGCCCCGAAGGATCTCTTTTGTGTGGTAGTAAAATTTTGACAATTTGGCTTCCCACGTCGGATTCTCCAGCGCTTCCACGATATCTTTGACGGGGGTGACGGCCTGCTCCTCGTTGTTGGCGCAGATGTCCACATTGTAATGCGGGACCGGGTTGTATGGGCTGATGAGCGCCGCCGAAGAAATGGCAATCACGCCGTCTTTGCCCGCACCACGGCCCACCATTGCAAACAGCGTTTTGAAGCGGGGGGTATTGTCTGCGCGGTAGGTGCACAACCACAACCCCAGCGCAAAGGTCTGCCACGGAAAAAGCCTGTCATACGGAAAATACCGGGCGAGTCGGAAATATTTCCGCATTCGCTCGGTATCCACATGAACGTCTTCTGTTTCAAAAATGCGCCGCACAAGCGCAACAAGCGCATGCTGCTCCCGGCAGGCGCGAGGATTATCGGCCTCCACCTGCTCGATGTACTCCAAAATCTCCGGGGGAATGTTAGAGGTCATCGTCCTCACCGGCATTCGCCACCATAAACTTGAACTGCTGGATGACGCGCAGCAGGGTTGAAACGGTGGAGTTTGCCGCGCTGGCCGTCTGGTTATAGATTTGAATAGCAGGATTGGCGATTTCCATTTCGGCACCCTTTGGTGTGACTTTCGTGACGGTCAGGCCATTTTTGTTCATGTCCGTCTGCGCCTGCGTCAACAGATCCAGCTGGGTGACGTAGCGGTCGAGCGTCGAGCGGTACAAAAAGTTTGTATCGCAGTTCGCCGCTTTCGCCGCATCCTCGATTTCCTTCAATTCTTTGCTGTACTTTTTGCAAGCCTCAGTAAGAGAGGGCGGTTTTGCCGTTTTCACTATGGAATCATCCTTTCATCAAATTTTGTGCAACATCACAACGATTCTCGCGCGCACGTGTGCGCGAGAGGAAAGCTGGAAAGTCGAGGGACACCACGAGTAAGGCCCCGACCTGCTCACCCCGTTTTTTCGGGAGGGGGGTGTCCACCGTGGACACCGGGCATGGGAGTAAGACTCACACAGCCGGTCAGTCCCAGCGCTCGCGCGTCAACGGCGGAGCGCTTTTGTATCTGCGCATCCGCTCCGGATGACAGACTGTCTCGTGGCAGTCCTTGCATACACTGATAAGATTGCGCTGCCGGTTGCCGTCTGCATCTGTATACCAGATGTCCAGCGCCCTTTCCGGTGTATCCTTAACATGGTTGACATGATGGACCAGGTCGGCGCGCCGGTATCGCCCGCGCTGCTTGCAGATCTGGCACTCGTGCTTGTCCATGTCCAGCACCTCATGCGACAGCCGCACCCACTGCGAAGAGCAGTAGAACGAATGCACATCGCCGGATGCAATCAGGCTCTTGAGCCAATTCAACAATCGTTCGGTCATAGCATTGTCAGTTGTTCCCCATGTTCCAGCAGCATTAGGCTTTTATATTTGTTCGAGAACCTTTTCTGAACAAATAGTTTCTCGGTTTTGCACCCGCCTTTGTTACCAGTGCCCATAGTGGATTGCTTCTTTATGCTTGCAATTTCTACGCATCCAGCAGGCGCTTCGTATTCGCTGACGATCACCATAAACGGAACCTTTTCCAGCCATTGTTCAAAAGCCATATGGTCGAACTCGCATTTATAGCCGGTGCTGTCCGTTCCCTTATATGGTGGGTCTGCGTACACAATTGCGTCATCCGGGATTTGAACTTTCGCATAATCTTTTTGCAGTATTTCCAGCCTTTGCAGCCTTTCCAGACTTTGCAGCCTTTCCAGACTTTGCAGCCTTTCCAGACTTTGCAGCCTTTGCAGACTTTCCAGACTTTGCAGACTTTGCAGACTTTGCAGACTTTGCAGACTTTGCAGACTTTGCAAACTTTTTTTCAGGTTGTATAGTTCTGTAAGTTCTTCATATTCGGTCGGATATGGCATAAATGTCTGCATTTTTTGATACATTTCCTTTGTCGGAAAGCTCCATTGAGAGCGGCCAAAATAACGCCCAGCCATTTGCGTTCCGAGTCTTTTTTGAACTTCAGATTGCGAAATTCCAGATTGTTTTAATCCGGCTAAAAGATAATCTCTAAGAACCTTTTCTGATTTTTTTATGTCCGACTCCGTTTGGTGAATAAGCTCTTCGAGTTTATCCGCTTTATATGGTTGCTGAGAAAGCCACCATTTTATGTATTTTTCTTTATATACGGATTCGTTTTCTAAAATATCTTTTTTGCTTCCGGTTGTTTTTATTCCGAACTCACGAAATAGACTATAATCATTATGCACTCTTGCAAAATGAAGAGCTTTCTTCCATGGCTCGATTTCCCTGGCATAGAGATAATCGCTTCGATTGTTTCCGAAACTCCAACAAAGCGAAACGTAAGTGTCGGAATCCTTTATTCGGTGAAACTCCTCACGGCTAATCCAACGCTTTTCGTTGGCATACTTTCCGTGGATAGCGTCCATGAACAACTGCGGTGCATCACCGATGTCATTTGCGACAATGCGGTTCCATTTTCCAGACAGTATCGCGGCATGGGTGACGGCACAGCCACCGGCAAACAGGTCGATCAGCGTGTCCCCAGATGGGAGATTGGAGATAATCCACTGTGCAATTTTGTTCTTGCTTCCTTGATATGGAACGCCATATCTCATAGCGGATTTCTCCTTTCTGGCAAAACAAAAAGCCTGAAACCGCTCAAGTTATACACTCGTGCCATTTCAAGCCAAATTCAAAATAAGCGGAACCTTGCATTCCACCGCATATCAATTTCGCCAGGAGGCTCAAGAGATAAGGTTCCGCTGCATCCAGAACTTTCGCGGCCGGATGCCCCGCTATACAATGCACCAGCGCCCATTTGCCTGCGCATTGTCTGGCATTCCCGGCAGGGCTTAAACCTGCATCCTGCGGTTTTGGAGACCGCTGCTCCATCACTTGAGCTACGGGAATTTATAGAATGCCGCTTGCAGGGTTTGAACCTGCAACCAAACGGTTATGAGCCGTCAGCTCTTCCGGTTGAGCTAAAGCGACATGAAAACGGCGGCCTTTTGCAGCTGCTTAAAAAGCCGCCGTAAATTTTTAAGTAATTCTGCACCCGATGGTATCAGCAGCAGGTGTTCGCCGAATAGCAGGTCGGTCGCGCCTTAGATACAGCCTGTTCCTCCAATCTCTGCCCGCGGCTCACGCTTTGTGCGGCTCGCCTGAAAACCGATACTCCAAGCGATGCGCACAAAATTACTTTTGAATGCCACTCGAAAAATTTTCCGGAACACAGGTGCAAGCACACAGCTTTTCACGAGAGGCTGAAACAGTTTGCTGAAAAGTCCAAGCATGGATTGTGCTCCTTTCCAAAGTGTCCACTGTGGGCACCCCGCCGGGTGGATGTGATATCTTGTTCGTCATGCGCCGCTGGGTTTTGGAGCGGACGGCGCTGGTCCCATTGAGTGCGGTAAGGTTCGACCGCTCTATGATTCCCGCCGGGAAGTCTGAATCCACAATGAGCGGCTGCTTGGGCTCTCACCCAATAACCGCATTTTGATTATAGCACATCAAAAACGGACATTCCGGACAAACCGGACAAACCGGACAAACCGGACAAACCGGACACGGGATTTACGGTTTATCGTTGAAATCCTCAGTTTCGCTATTTTACGTTCTGATTGATCCACCGTTCGACCCGACGCCGGATCGCTTCCGGTCCGATGTCCACGCCCTGTTCCATAAGCTCGACTGCCACGATCTGCGGCTTTTTGCCTTCCGTGCAGACTGCCGTGAGCAGCGCTCGCAGCTCGCAGTCATCGCAGCTCTCAATAAGGCTCAGACCGTACATGTACTTTTTCCTCTGCTGGACGTTGGTCCGCTTGAGCCGCTTGATCTCATCTTCCCGCCGGGTGAAGGAAATGTCCGTCCCGGTCACGGTCGCGTGACTCAGGATGCAGGCGTTCCCCTCACCGCTGGAAGACTTGACCACATCGGAGGCGCTCTGCGGGCCTTCGGCCTGGATCGCTTCGAGCTGTTCAATGCGCCGCTGACGCTTTTCGATGTCGTAAGGAATAGCATACAGTTTCCGAAATTCTCGTGGCGTCAGCGGCTCCATTGTGGTTCCTCCTTGTTTATTTCAGCTCAAAATATTTCGTCAGAATATCCGTAATGCCAGAGTAGAAACTTATCCAGCCGCAGGTGGCGAAGCTGTTATCTTGCAGAATGATGGCGTAGTCATCACAGGTCTGTCCGGCATCCTCTCTGGTGGTGTCTATTCGCTTCCACAGCGTTGCCCCGCCGGGCAGAGGCTGCTTGTAATACGCAAGCCGGAAACGCACGTCCTCCCAAGCCAGCTCCCACGCTGCACTCGCACCCAGAGTTTTCTCCGCCAGCTTGCGCAGCGTATCCCGCCCCCGGTCTTGCTCCTTCGGCCGCTCCTGCTCCTGTTTCGGTATCGTTACCGAAGACTCTGGTTTGCAGTCGAACACCACCGGATTTTCGTACACCGGTTTAGCCGGTTTCGGGGCTTTGGCTGCTTCCTGCTGCGCCATCCGCGCCGCAATGATCTCTTGTGCGCGCCGATATGCGCCCATCAGGGTGATCTCACCGGCCTGAAGCTCCCGCTTAATATCTTCGCCGCAGTTTTCCGAGATCGCATTCAGACGGGCCGCTGCACCAGTGCTCAAGCCCAGTATCCTGCACAGCTCATCACGGACCTTTCCGCTCAGCCCGCCGAGGCTCTTTCGCCGTGTCAAAATCTCTTTGAGCGTCTCATACTGCGCTAACCGTTCCCCGTCTGTCAGGTCACGTGCGGTTGCGTTGGCCGTGATGAGCGCGATCTTCTCGTCATCGTCATACTTGAGCTTGAGGATGACGCAGGGGAGAGCCTCAAACCGTGTATCGCCCTCTTTGGCTAGCTCCTCGCAGGCGGTCAACCGCCGCTCTCCGCCGATCAGCTTGTAATTGCCACCATCCAGCTCCACCACTTCCAGTGGTTGGCGGATGCCGTTGGTCTTGATGTCCTCTTTGAGCCGTGACACGTCCCCGATGCGATAGATCTTCCGGTTGTCCGGGTTGATGATAATGTTTTTGCGGTCGATCATGACCACTTTCAGCGGCGGCTCCCCCGCCGGGTCATCCGGCTGAACACTCAGAAGCCCGCTCAATAATCCAGTGCTCATATCACTTTCCCTCCACGATCTCCATCACACGTACTGCCAAATTTTTGTACTGCTCGGCAGGCTTGCACTTGGGTGCGAACTTGTACAGCGGCTCATGTGCCGATTTTGCTTCCTTGACCCGGACGCTGTTGTTGATGCGCATCACGCTGCCGTCCTCGTTCCGGAAGGCCGGGATGTCGAGATGGGCGATCTGATTGATGGCCTGCGTCGAATATAGGCATCGGTAATACTTGGTGGCCAGCACACCCATCACGGCAAGCTCGTGGTTGTATCCGTGCTGGATGTCCCGCACCTGATCCATGATCTCGGCCAGCCCATCCAGCGCCCACTCGTCGCAATCCACCGGGATGATGACGTAATCAGCAGCAACCAAAGCGTTGATGGTGGCCATGTCGATGTCGGGCGGGCAGTCAAAAATGCAGTAATCGTAATCGTTTCGCAGCGGTTCGAGGGCGTTCTTCAGCCGGTCGGCCTGCGGGCGCCGGACGTCGAACATCACGTTTTTGTTGGCCAGCAGCATGCTCATGTTGCTGGGTGCAATGTCAACGCCGTCAAAATCGGTCTGCTGGATCACGTCGGGCAGCTTGACTCTGAGTTCCAGCACGTCGCCCATCGTGTCTGCCGTGTCCGAAAACCGCTTGAAAAATTTGCTCGTGTTAGCCTGCTTGTCCAGATCCATGACCAGCACCCGCCGGGAATGGATGCCCGCCAGGATGCAGGACAGGTTGCAGGCGGTGACGGACTTTCCGACGCCGCCCTTGAGGTTAATGATCGCGATCTTAGCCATATTTCTCATTGTGGGTTCCTCCGTTTTTTATTTTTTGCTTTCTACGTAGCGCCAACTCCGAGGCGGGCGCTGTACCTCGACAGGCCGCATACCGAACCGCGTACTCTGCAAGCCGGTGAACGCCCGCAATTCGCTCGGCTGGTCATAAATCTTCAGGTCAGAGATATGCCATGCCCAGCCGTGACACTTGTTCAGGTAGCGGACAATGCGGTCTCTGTCCATGCAAGCCATTTCTTCGACATCATCCGGAGCACGGCATATCGGTGCAAGCTCCCAAATTTTGTCGCAAATGAACTCGCCGATAACCGTACCATCCAACCGCAGCCAGCCTCTGCCGGGCACGATTCGCAGCCACCCCATCTTCGACTGTTCTTTCGTGCAATAGATATAGCACTTAAATGGAGGTTTCACGCCCTCCGGCTTCGTCTTGCGCACTTCCACAGTTTTTCGTCTTTGCAGGATAAGGTCGCACCACTCCGGACGGATACTCAATAATATTCCTTTTTTCACCTTTGGTTCCTCCGTTTTGGTTCTATCCGCACTTCCGGGCGAGTGACCGCCGGTGTGCAGCGTTTTTCAGAAAATCGTTCCCGCTGGGTTCGGGTCGGTCCACTGTCTTTCTCAGCTTCGGTGCGCCGCCCCAGCTCTTCGGGTGGTCCAGGACGCTCCATCCAGCCTCGATGCTCTGCATGATGCTGGCGATCATGTACTCTGTGCGTTTTGTTGTTTTTGATTCATCCGCCAGCTGGGTGAGCTTGTCGCACACAGCTCGTGCAGCCTGAGCGTCCCATACCTTGCCCCTCCGGGAAGCCCGGTATGCGTCGAACCGGGTCAGAGCCTCCAGCAGAGGCTTGTCCGTTCCGGCATACTCCGCGAAAACATCCTTCGGGGTAGGTTCGCCCCCTTGTGCGCCTCGCGCGCACGAAGGAGTAGTATACCCAGTAGTATACCCAGTAGTATTACTGGGTGGCGTTTTGCCACTACCTCCCGTGGCGTTTTGCCACTGGTCCCCGTCGCATTTTGCCACTGGTGGCATTTTGCGACTAGTGGCGTTTTGCCACTGGTCAGGCGGGTGAGATTCCGCCGGATTTTCGGGTGCATCGTCCTTGCTTTCGACCGTCTTCTGGACCTCTTCGGGCACCTCGGCAACGTACCGGTTGACCATCTGACCGGCCACAAGTTCCTGCCGTTTTGTGAGCAGGCCTTTGCTTTCCAGCCGCTTAAGCACCCGGATTATTGTTGCACGGTCGGCTCCCAGCCACCGGGAAAGATAGCTGAAGCTGCCCTTGTACTCGCTCTCGCCGTCCTGGCTGAAGCCATAGATCAGCGCGTAGGCCAGCAGCTCGTTGCCCTTGAGCTTGTACTTATCGACCATCCAGTCGAGAATCATAATATAGCTCTGTTTTTTGGTAGTGTTTTTCACAAGTTACCCCCCCCCAAGAGGGTCAGAACGGCAGGTCATCATTGTCGTCGATCACAGCGAAATCGTCAGCAGAGCCCTGGGAATATGCCGGTGCGGGCTCCCGGTAATCCTTGGGCGGTGCTTCGCCGCCGTCATCCACGGCCTGCCCGCCGGGCTTCTTGCTGGGCCCGGCAAAGCTGATATGGTTTGCCACGACCTCCACAGCCGTGCGGCTGTTGCCCTGCTTGTCCTTGTAATTCCGGCTCTGCAATGCGCCATCCACGGCGATCATGCTGCCTTTCTGGAAATACTTACAGACAAAATCAGCCCCCTGCCGCCAGACCACGATGTCGATAAAATCCGCCTGCCGTTCCTGCCCCTGAGAAACAAAGTTCCGGTCGCAGGCGATACGGAAGCTGCACACGTTGGTGCCGTTGGCGGTGGTGCGCAGTTCAGGATCCGCGACGAGCCGCCCCATGATCGCTACAATGTTGAGCATTTCAGATAATCCTTTCCGATTTCCGCCATCCAGCGGTCGTGCCCATAGAGGTCTTCAAAATCCTGCTGGGCCTGCTTTTTGAGGTCGAGCCGAAGGTGGTGGTCAAAATGGGCACTGTATCCCGGCTCGTTGTGGTGCCGGTGGCACAGCCAGACCTTCAGGCCATACTTTTCGGCCACCGGCCGCAGCGGGCCGTTGAGCACATGGTGTTCTTCCAACATGTCCACGGTGGACACGTTGTACTTCATCCGGCAGACATAACACTCCCGCCGGGTCTGCATGATGCTATTTGCCATATCTCAACGCCTCAAAATTTATATACCGCCGACACTTAAAAAAATAATAATATACTTCTTCGTAGGGAATGTGATTTTGATTTGCAAGGATAGCTTTTTGGGTTGCAACCCGCTTGGGCAAGCCAAAATCGCCCATCAAAAGCTTGATTAAACGCTTTTTGGTCATCTCGGCACCTCCTGCCATTCTTGCCAATATCATGTTACATTGTCGGGTCTTGCCATGACCATATCAAATATAGCTTCGCTGACGGCACGATCGGCCGTAGTAAATTTCCAATCTTTGCGCAACACGCAAGAAGAAGCAGAACGCGCAAAATTTCCCTCTTTGGCCAACTTGTCGTACAGCTCAGTTACGAAAAGAAGTTTTGGGAAAATGTCAGAAAAAAACTTTTGCTGATACTCAGGGCCTAGGTCTCTGCTTCTCTCCATAAGCTGCCAAAGACGCACCATAAGCAGATAGCTGTAGTTGGTTTTATTATCCACTCCTCGGCACCTCCTTCCATTCCTGCCAATATCGTGTTACATTCGGGTCGTTGACGCCCATCTCGGCCAGACGGTCAAAAATGCCGTCAATAAAGGCCGTCATCTGAGTGGTGGAAAAGCTGCTGGAACCCATCGACGCCTTGACAGTGCAGCGGTTGTTGTCCAGCAGCTCTACCACATATACCAGCCGGTATGCCTTGCGCAGGATGGGCACAGCGGCCACCGGAAGCTCCAGAAAGTCATATTCGAGGCCGTATTCTTCGAGCATCTCGATATAGCAGGCTTCCGGTGTGGTGCCGCCCGCTTTCCCTGCGTTGTACGTGTCGGCCATGATGGTGAGCAGCGCCCACATCATGCGGTTCTGTTCCAGCGATCGTTTTTTCCGCTGCCGCTCCACGGTGAGCGTCAACCGCAGCGGAGAGCCATGTGCCAGATCGTCCAGCTTTTGGCGGATCTGTGTTTTCACAAATTCCGCCGAGTTTTCCACAACGATCTGCTGCCGGGCTGGGTCATAGACGACCGGGATGCTCCCTACAACGTCGCCTCGTCCCATAAGACTTTCTTTCCGCTGGCCAGTGCAAACTGCACCATGTGGACGTGTCCGTCTTCAGCACGGGCGAAACGGTCAACCGTGAGCTTTTCCGCCGCGCGCCATACGCCGTGCTGGTCCTTCACCACCGGGACCTGCTCGCTCTTCAGGGCGATGGGCTTCAGGTCCATCACGTCCTCTGCGACGCCGAACAGTGCCGCCGCGCGGAGAAAACTGGTGTTCTCCTGCATCCGGTCCACATCGGCGGAGGGCAGGCACATCGGCCCGGCGTCCTTCCGCACCGGAAGACCATTGACAGGGGAGAGCACTTCGAGCTGGCATCTCCACCAATTTTTGGTGTAGTAGTACGAGTCGCCCCAACCCAGCGGGCCGTATGTCTCGTTGAGGATGTCCCGCACGGCAGACTCCTTCGGGAGCACCACAACGCGGATTCCATCCTCGCAGGCAGCAATAACGCGCACCACGCACTCCTCCGGCTTGATCTCGCGGGCTTTCGGACCCTTGACCGGGAAACTGATAGGCTCAGACAAAACCCCGCCAGAAACGCCCGCAGACGGCCCACGCCGCCGGGAGTTGGTTTTCGTTGGCATCTTGACCGTCCTTTCAGAGCATCACTTCGCCGACCGTGGGTTCGTGCACAACGTCCTCCGCGTCATCAGGGGCATCCGGGTTGTAAGAGTACACCAGCAGCCGGATGTCTTTCTCGACCAGAGAGCGACAGTAGGAGCAGGCGTCCCGCGTTTCCTGCACGGTGAGGACCGCATGCGACTTGTCCAGCGGACCGTTCAGCAACATGTTGTACATGGCCCGGCCCATCTGCTTGGCGTCGCGGCTATACTCGCGCCGAAACGTGTGGGGTTCGTTCGATCTGCATTTTTCACAGCTCATTTTTCAATACCTCGTTTCTTAAAAAATATTTTGCGCTTTCGCGCTGGTAATGGCTTTTATTTACCCTCCTGCCATCATTGGAGCAAAAACCTATTTAGCCTGGGAGCCGGTTTAGCCTCCCAACATCGGATCAGGACACTCCCACCAGTAGTCTTTGAATTTGATTCCTCGGTCGATTGTTGTTACCCCTTTGACAACTTCAATTTCCTGATTAAACTCCATGTTGCGCTCATATCCGTAAAACCTAAAATCCAGCCCATACTTCTTTGATAATTTTTCATAAGGTTCAGGCTCTAGCGCCCAAGCGGCTTTTACAGGTAATACAATAATGTCATTGCCGTCTTCCGCTCCAAAAGAAAAGTCATTTTCATACTTTTCAACAAAGTTTCGCCTAGTTCCTGCGATATGAGCGTCATGTTTCACATTGACGTGAAGCTCATCAAACTCTTCATCGTATGTATAAGAAACGCCATCTTCGTCTTTTTCAAAAACGAGAGCGTCATAAAGAGGCTTACCCCTTTCAATATTAGGGTTCCATACAGACACGCATTCAGTAAGCCACTTCACGATGTCTTCTTTCTTGCCACGAACTTTAAGTTTACCTTCACACCAATTCGGCATACTCTTATATTTCCTCCTTATTTCGGTTTGTTTTGCGCTTTCGCGCTGGCAGCGGCTCTTGTTTTACCACCTGCCGCCAGTGGTGGGGATGAGTCAGGGGATATCCAGCCCCTCGATCTCGGCGAGGACGTTGAGCACACGGTGGGTCTGATCCATGGCTTTCTTTGCGTCCAGCGCCCAATACTCGGCCTCGTCGCTCTGGAAGTGGTCCAGAAAGCCGGAAACGTTGCGGAATGCCTCTTCGCAGATGTTCGTTGCGGCCAGCAGAAGGTATCTGCTCGCCGTGGACAGCTCCCGTTTGGGCTGGCCGCGCTCCACGCTGTCCTTGGCCATCTGGGCGATCATTTCCGGGCTGAGCGGATCACCCACCGGGGAAAGATCGTTCGTCATCACAGGGTTCGTTGCTTCCATTTTTTCGTCCTCCTTAGTAAGCCCCAAATTCCTGATCCAGAAGGGTATCCAGCCGGATGGTGTTTCCCTTGCCTTTGCCATCGGCACCGGACATATTGGTCCAGCCGTTCGGGTAGCGTTTGCGGACGTACCGCGCCGGGACGCCCATGCACACGCTGACTTGTTCCAGCGTCAGCCGGATGCAGCCATATCGGCCAAAAATAGCAGCATAGCTCTCGTGCCACGCTTCGGTTCGGCTAGATTTCGCCACGGTCTTTCAACTCCTTCTGTCTGCGTTCAAATAGCACCTGCTGGCCGTAGGTGCGGCCAGCCGCTTCCGCGCGGGCATTGACAGCCTGGATGCTGTTCTCTGCGGTCGGCTTCGGCGGGTGCGGGAATGCCTTCCGCAGTTCCTGCTCAACTCTCCTCTGAGCCTCCCACTCCTTCCATTCGGCCCGCTTGGCACGGTCGGCGTTGCGCGCCTTCTCCAAGCTGCGCTTGGCCAGACACGCCGGGCAGAACCGGCGCGTTGCACCGACATTCTCCATCACGACCCCGCAGTCCTCGCAGATGCGGGTGTATCTCCCTGGAGCACCCATATCACTTCGCCATCCTTTCCATCCGCCGCCGCTGCGCCGCCCGCCGCCGGGCGTTGTCAGCGCGCTTGTATGCGTCCCACCGGGCCAGCAGATACGGCGCACCGGCCGCGATCGGCGCCAGCAGGAACAGCAGGAACAACGTTTCGGTCATCTGGGCGTGATAAGCATCGCGCCCCAGCAGGACCAACAGGTCCGCAAAAATGTAACAGGTCATAACAGCAATGCACCTCCGATTCGATAGGCCATGGCCAGAACCACAAGCAGATAGGCGACCCAGCCCAGCAAAACCTTCTTCTGGGGGCGGGAAGCAGCCGTGATCACGAAAATGCCGAGGCACACGCCCACGACAAAACACATAAAACGGGCAAATATTGCACTCCTTGCCATTTTGTCACCTCATCCCAAGCGCCTGCTCGATTCCCACACGGGGGTTGTCGTTGGTATAGCAGCCGCACATGTATTTCCGGACGGTGCTCTCGCTGTATCCGGTCTTCTCGGCCAAAACGGTGTAATTCTTCACGCCGAGAATCTTCATCCGCTTCCGGACCTCGCATTCCCACTCCGGCGTAACGGTTGTCTGCATTTTTTTCCACCTCACCTGTGAATAATTGTTCGTATTTTGACCACAAAAAACATTGCCAAGCGGGTGCAATCGGGTTATAATAGATTTGCGGAATCAATTACACTCGATCACATGCGCCAAAAATCTCGGCAATGTGTGACCGTCCCCCACGGTCAAGATGGGGGCGGTATACGCAAAAACGAGGTACGGCGTTTTTGCGGTCGTTTCGGGTCTATGGCTGAGGCCCGTCGCGCGGTAGGGGCATTCTGAAGCGCAAAGCAGCATTCAGGAGGAACCCATGAGCACTCAAGCGGTCTGAGATGGGGTCTCGCTCTTGAGTACGGTATTATTATAACTCTCCAAAACTCTCAAGTAAAGAGAAAAAGAGAGTTTTTGAGAGTTTTGGAGATGTGCACAAAAAAGGAGGTGAGATTTTGTTTTACAAAAACTATTTAATGTACTGTCAAAAAGTCGGAAAATCCAAAACCGCTGTGGCGAAGCAAATAGGAGTGACATCGAAATCGGTGACAGGATGGCAAAATGGTTCAATTCCTAGAAATGGCACCCTAAAGAAATTGGCGGACTATTTTGGAGTGACAGTTGATGATCTTTTAGCCGACAATAAAAAAGAGCCCGCCGGGCAAGGCGAGCTTGAAAGAGAATGGGCCGACATTGAAGTGGCATACAAGAGTGCAACACCGGAAGCACGTGCAGCAGCCAAAGCCGCCGCGCTGGCCGTGTTGGAGAGCAGCAAGAAAGAAGGATGAAATAATTCCACGGAATAATCTATAAAATTTTATATTTGGAGGAAAATCATGAAAAGACTGAAGAAACTTTTAGTTTTTGCTTTTGTTTTTGTAACAATTGCATCTTTTGCGTGCGAAGCAGCAGCCGCAAAACCATCAATTGAGTTGACAGACACATATTTTTCGATGAATTCAGTAGGAGGCGTATCTCCAACTGTATGCTTCAGAAACAATTCAGGAAAAACAATTAAATATATCTATTTCACGATGGTTCCATTCAACGCAGTCAACGACCGTGTATCTTGCGAGGTTCGTGGGGCGTCTGCAAGTGTGGGAAAAGTAACAGGGCCGATTTCTCCAACATCTCTTGATAATGCAAGAGTCTATTACACCGCAGAAAATCCGACACAGAGCAGGACACCGTTTGCAACACAACAGCAAATTTCAATGGATTTTTACGTCGGAACACGAAGCCGCAGAAACAATAAAATTCTGTTGGATATGTATGGGAATCCGTATTACTGGAATGGAGATTATCTCTTCAAATCTGATGAAAAAAAGGTTGATCCACTGACTTACCTTTCCGCAGATGAAATTCAGAACGCTGTTTATTCCGATGTCTACGAATGGGACTGCATGTGGTACAACTCCACAATTGACCATTTTATCGTTACAAATGCCAAAGTGGAATATACCAATGGAACAAGCGAAAATATTTCGCAGAGTGCTCTTTATTCTGGTCATTTCCAAACGAATGCAACTTATCAACCGTACTTCGTTATGATTCAAAAATATAGGCCAGTTTACAATTATGCGTTTTATAAATCGAACAATCCCGATCTTGCTGCATTGTATGGAGACAATGAGTGGAAGTATCTGGAGCACTTTGTAAATTCAGGTATGAAAGAAGGGCGACAGGCCAGCGAAGAATTTAATCTTGAAGCTTACAAAGCAAGTAACCCTGATTTGGTCGGTGCACTTGGCGATAATAATCAAAGCTATTATGAGCACTATATTGCTTCCGGAAAAGCCGAAGGAAGAAAGGCAACTTAAGTATGTCAGACAGCGGCCTTTTCAAACCCCTGAAGGGTGCGCAGTACGAGTTCCCAAAGTTCCGGATGTTCCCGCAAAAGGGCTAAAAATTCGTTGTCAGACATTCATAACACTCCTTTAAGTTGTATTTCATGGCTTTATATTACAACCATGATGATAAAAAATCAAGAGAACGGAGGAAGAATCATGAAACTTGTGAAAATTGGCAAAACTATGGTTGCCGGTTTGTGCATTGCGGCAACTTTGGCCGGTGCTGCTCTGCCTACAATGGCACTCAGACCCGCCGGGTACAAATCGGGAATCAGATTTATAAAAATCGCATATTAAAAAAGAGAAGAGGACAAGTTATGGCAAATTCATGCCCTGTTTGCGGTGGAAAAATGGGCCTGTTGAATCGGGAAAGAAGCGCGGACGGATTGATCTGTTCCAGCTGCATGAACTTTTTCTATTCAAAGGTCGGATTTCAGGCGTCCAAATTTTCGACAAAGGAATTGGCTGATTTTTGGGCAGTCCAGGAAAAACGCCGGAAACAGTTTAAGGAAACAGACTCTCTTTACGATGCCGATGCACTTTATGTTTCTGTGGACGACGAAAACGGATTCTTTTATTTTGGTCGTCGAAGCGGGGACAAAGGCCCTCGCATGATCTACGCCTTTGACGAAGTATCCGGTTACGAGTCAGATTCGGAAGATTTCACCGTCACGCAGACCAGAGGCGGAATCGGTCGTGCCGTAGTGGGCGCAGCCATTGCCGGCCCAGTCGGTGCGATTGTGGGAGCATCTACGGCAAAAACGGAGACTCGAAAAGGTAAGGGAAAGGAAAATATAACGATTTCCTTTGAGTTGCCTTTTGGAAAAAAGACTCTGTCGGCGCAGACGTATCCCGCCGGGATGACCGCTCTGCTGAAGGCCTGCATGGAAAAGAAATCACAGACACAATCTGCATACGGACGTGCCAACAGCGTTGCAGATGAACTTTTGAAGTTTAAGCAGCTCTTGGATATGGGTGCGATTACGGAAGAAGAATATAACGCGAAAAAATCTCAGCTCTTAGAAAAAAGCTTGTGAAGGTGTCCACTGTGGACACAAAATCATTCCCCGCCGCCGGGCTGACGACGGGGAACGTGAGGATTAAGTGAGGGGCTTTCGGAATACCAATTCAATTATTTTCAACCATAGCTTAGCATTCCAGCGTTCCCGTTCACTTGCTGGAACAGCAGCAGGAAGCGAGCATTCCGGAAAAGGGATCAATGCTTTTGGCATACACCTTTTTCACGTCGATTTCTTCCAAATTGATTTTTGCATTGGAAGAAAGTTCGTTCGCAACGGCCTGCATGATCTCAATGCGGGATTTCAGATCAGCGACGGTCCCGCCGTTGACTTCCAGCTGCTTCAGCCAGCCTTCAACGTCTGCGAGCGCCAGATAGTAATCGGCGTTCTCTTTGGTGGGGTAACTTGTGTAGTCCATAATAAGACCTCCTATAAAATTATGTTCCAAGGCGAAACCCGCCTGGAAAACAGGGTCACAGCTCGACGATCTGGCCGTTGATATCGGCCAGCCGGTCGCCGGGGTCAATGCCGGAGTCAACGTCGTCTTTGGCCTGCTGGGCAATGCGCAGCAGCTCGCCGTAGACGTCCGGATCAGCGGCATAATTGGATAGCGTGTACACAAGATTGAGTGTGCGGTTTCGGACGTAGTCCAGCAGCATGGTATCAGTTGGCATGGTCATTCCTCCCACGGGGCCCGGACGCGATCCGGGTCTTTTGGTTTTGATGCGGGCATCCCGTCGATGATCTCCATATCGTCGGGTACATACATAATAGCAGCCATAATTTTTTACCTCCTACGATGGAAATTTTTTACATAATTGTTATATCATAGGAGATGGTAAAAAATCTATACGCAATATCGTGTCGAATCGGTAAAAAAGGAGGCAATTATGAACGAGTATGACTTGCAAGTGGCAAAGGCGCTCGAAATGGCAAGGACAAAAGCCGGACTCAGCCAGGAAAAGCTAGCAAAACGGCTTGGGATCAGCAAGCCGACCGTGGCCAGCAGGGAGCGGGGAACGTCTCCTGTGACGCTGCCCGAAATATTCAAATGGTGCGTAGCGTGCAGAATTCCGGCACGGCGCTGCATGGACGCCTGTATCTATCCCGGTCTGCTCGATTACTTACAAGAGGACATCTCCACCGAGGAGAAGCGCCAGATCCTTCACGCCGCCGTGGATGAGATGTCCAACTACGAGGTGGACGGCTGGCTATACCTCTACTATGGCGACCACGGCTCCGACCCGATGGGGGTGCTGACGGAGGTGCTGGCAAACTTACACACTCCCTTGCGGGACCGGGTGTCCATCGTCAATGCCGTCATCGGACACTATGAGATGGCACAATCGACGAAGACCGACCCCGACCCAAACGGAACACAGCCGGTCATGGACGTCGTGCGCCAGGCGCGCGACTGCGGCACCGCCGCCGCAAAAAATCTGGATGACGCCTATTCTATGATGGAGGTGCAGAGGAATGCCAAAAAGTAAAAAAGCCCAGCGCAAGGATGGACTTTTTCAAGTCAGGCGAACAATGCCAGACGGAAAAATGAAGTCATATTATGGGCATACCAAAACGGAAGCGGAAATAAAATATAAAAATGCGATTCAAACGTGGAATGAGGAAAATGAAAAAATCAAGAAAAAAGGTGGTCTCAGCTACGCAGAAGTAGCAGAAAAATTTCAAGCCTATATTACTTCGCCGAATGCACCGATTCGGCGTGGAACAGCAAAATCTTATCTAAAACATATAAGGCCGACAAAGGAATATTTTGGTGACACGCCCATGCAGGACATAGATGCTCAGCAGATAAAAGGCTATCTTGACAAGTTAAACGCTGAAGGAAAAGCCAAAAAGACCGCTGAAAATGCCCGCTCCGTGATAAGTTGCATTTTTACGCACTGGTGCAACTACTTACACGGGACGCACAATCCCGTGCGGGATGCAAAAATTCCAAAGCGAATGCGCGTAACTGAACGGAAAGAACCGACCAAAAAGCAGCGCGAGCTGATAGAAGCGCATCCGGAAGGGTGCGGATTCTGGGCGCAGCTCTTTGAGTACACCGGTATGCGTCTTGGCGAAGCAAACGGCCTGCAATGGAAAGACGTCGATTTAGCCGCAGGAAAGATCACGCCAAAAGAAGCACAGCCGTGGGATGGAAATCAGTCCTATCAGGAAGAGCTGAAAACGGCCAAGGCTTACCGCTCCATCCCCATCTTGGACAAATTTCGCCCCGCCCTTGAGGAAGAGTCGAAAAAACATTCTCCAGAGGATTATGTCATGTCCGGTGAAAAAAAGCCGCTCACAAAATCGCAGTATGAATGGCGTTGGGCAATATACTGCCGCTCGCTGGGCTTGAGTGAAAAGCGCGAAAAGCATTCTAAAATAAAAGACCAGCCCGGAAAGATACGTACTTACTACAAATGGACGGCCAAAGTGACTGCCCATCAATTCCGGCATCTGTATGCTTCCAATCTTTTTTATGCCGGTGTTCCTGACAAGGTAGCTCAAAAGCTGATGGGTCACGCCGACATTAGGACCACCCGCCAAATCTATCAGCAACTCCGCGACGAAGAAGATCTCCAGTATACAGATATGCTTAACGAATATCTTGCCCAAAAAGATAAGAAAAAGTGACCAGATTGGTAAAAAATTGGTAAGCACTAAAAAATAGACGTAAAATCGAAAAACATAGAGGGGTTCAAATCCCCTCCTTCGCACCAGATGAGAAACCCGTATGAATGCTTGAAAATCAAGCGCTCATGCGGGTTTTTGGTTTTTTCTGTTTCGCAAATACTAACGAATACTAACTGATATTAACGCATTTTTGCCGCCCTAGATTGGTAAAATATTGGTAGTAGATTTCAGCCGTCCACAATGACATCCAGATATTTCACGATTTTTCCGGGAACAGCATCTTTGTCGCGCAGAAAAGCTGCGGCCATATCAGCATAAAAGTTTTGATTGTCCGCGCTGTACGAGCGAGCGACCGTGCAATAGTCCGAGTACATCATATTCATTGCTGCCCAGAAATCGTTCGGGTCGCAGTTGATATTGCGCTGCTTGGCCACGTCCTGCGTCTGCTCCAGCGTCCAGTGACAGCCCTTCGTGCCGTCGGCGTTGATCATGTTGTCGCACCATTCCTCGGCCTCATCATAAGAGAGGTGAGGGCGGGGCATCCTGATCGAGCGGCTGTCCGCACCGCCATGCTCATACTGCCCAGACCGCTTTTCCCAGTCTGCGTTCTGCGAGAAGCCAATCTGCGGCATCTTGCGCCCATACTCTACGTCAGGGTAGCGGGGGATAGGGTAGGGGTCGATGTAGCGGTTCTCCTCCTGCGGATAGTAAGGATAGCGGTCATTGCCGCTTTCCAGCTTGCGCAGACGGCGTTCCAGCTCACGCTCTTTGCGGTCACGCTCTTCCTCAAGGCGGTCACGTTCCGGCTCACGGTCTTTTTCGTGGTCGCGGAGCATCATCATGCGGCGAAAATTAGTCTTGCCCATAATCTATACCTCCTCAAGAAATGGACGCGGGCGCACCGGCGTGGGAACGGCAGAAGCAGCCAAGATACTTGAACGTGCCGGTTCCGGTTGCAGACGTTGCCACACGGGTAGCGTAGCGAGTGCGGGTGTGGATGCTCTCAGCAGTTGCCTGAGCGCAGCTGCAGTCGGTCAGAGGGTATGCGGTCGTGCCTGCACCTATGGTAATGACCACAGGGGCGTTGATGGTGGTCGTGTCCGGCAAGCTCTGGGCAACGACAATGCAATATTTTTCGCCCGCTGCGTAAGACCCGGCAGGGATGTTGATGGTCAGAGTATCGTCGGCAAACGTAACCGCCTGACTGATGACCAAGTGCGGGCAGAGTTTGCAGCTTGTTTTGCAAGCCATAGTGTTTTCCTCCTAAAAAATCAGGGGCAGAGGTGTCTTACCCCTGCCCCGATGGTTCACCCGGTGTTATCGGGGAGTGTGTTGGTTAGCAGCAGCCACAGCAGTTCACGCCCACGTTGGGGTTCGCTACCTGATAAGCGGGAATAGGGCGAGGATTGACCCGGTTCAAGATGGTATCGGTCTGCTGGGACATCGCGGTGGTCAGAAGTGCATTCTGACGATCCTGAGAAGCGGCGAACTTCAGGCTCTGGTTCTCAGCGGTCAGAGTGGCAATCTTATCCTGCGTGAAGTAGTCCATCATGCTGCGGAAGTTGGCGTTGCAGTTGTCCACGATGGCACGAGCGTTATCTGCGATAGCCTGACGGGTAGCGCAGTCCTGCTGCGCAATAGTGTACTTCAGGTCGCCGATGAGCTGCTTGTTCTCGCAGCAGCAAGACGCAAGCTGCGTCTGGATAGCAGTCTGACCCGCCTGCCGTGCGTTGCCCTCCTGCATGATGGCAAGGCTGATGGCGTTGTCGCCGTTGGACACGCTGCGTTCCAGACCGTTCACGAGCTGTGCGTTCTGGTAGCCGAGCTGACAGATCGCCTGATTAGTACCAGCAAAGCCGCCCGCAATGGCAGCGTTGAGGTTGTTCATCTGTGCGAGCTGGTCATAGCCCAGAGAGCAGATGCCGCTCTGAATGCCAGCCAGAGAACGGGAAGTGTCCTGCTGATAGAAGCCCTCCGACAAAGCCGCACGAGTATCTGCGCCGCCCTGCCCGGTTGCGCCAGTGCCGACCAAATAGGGGATGTAGCTGTTCATGCCGTTGTCACCGCCGTTCCGGCCGTAGCCGCCGTTGCCCCAGCCGAAGATGATGGCGAGGATAATAACAGCCCACAGACCTTCGTTGCCGAAGAAGCCGCCGTTGTTATTGCCGCCGTCCTGCCCAGCCAGATAGCCAGTTGCAAAATCGTCCATAACAAAACTCCTTTCAGTTTTGCGTTATGCTATCCCACCGCCGTGTGCGATGGGCGAAGCCAGATAAAAGCGGTTTTTGTCAAGTCCGCAAAACTGAGAAGCGTTTCGCTTAGAGGGATATGTTATCGGGGCAGCGTCAGGTTCAGGACGCTTGCCAGCTGGTTCAGGTCAATACCCCGCTCTTTGGCGAGATTCTGAGCCATCGTTCGGAGCTGTGCTTCGTTCTTGCCCTGAATCAGGTTCAAGCCCTGCATGATGGGGGCATTCTGCCCGCTCAGCTGCTGGATAAGACCCATTGGGTTCTGTCCGGCACGGGCAAGGTTCGCAAGCTGCATGATAGGGCTGTGCGTAATCATATCAAACGGAGAGGACATTGTTATTCTCCTTTCTTTGCTGTGGCAGTAGGCTTGGAAAAGCTCTTTTGCCACTTTTCCAGCTCATCCAACCGATGCACAAGCACGTTGTACTGCTCAATAGGTACATATTGCTGTGTCGGTGCGGCGGTCTGCTGTGCCTGTTGCGCCTGCATCTGCCGCCATGCTTCCGGGCTGTAAAACTCCTGCACATAGGATTCACAGGTGTCCGGGTTGAGACGTTTACAGTAGATCACGCCGCTGCGCAAGTCTGGACAGTAGGTCGGTCTGCCGTACAGGTCAGACGGTATTGCCAAAAATTCCTCCCTGCTGGAAACAGGTCTGCCCAGCAACCAACCGCCGTCCTGTACCGACTGCTGAACAGGCTGTTGCCCATTCATCGGCTGCGGACGCTGCGGTTGCGCCTGTTGCATCTGCGTGTTGGGCAGGGGAGTGGCAAGCCCTACCGTGCCCATACCGCCGTAAGGATTGACGGGCTGCTGCGGAACGTAGGGCGTTCCGGGTGTCGGATAATAGCTCATAATACATCCCTCCTTGTGTGACCAGTGTACCGCAAGCGCCCGGCACGAGCGACAACGAAGGTACAACGAAGGACAAAAAAGAAAAGCGCCCACACGGAAAAATCCGCATGAGCGCTTAACTGTTAAGGGCTTCACTTTGGAAGCAAGAATAAAATATCACGTTTTTGTTTGCACGGCAAGGCTTTCGACAAAACCAGTGCAAATAGCACAAAAAGTTTATTGTTTCGTTCCGCTCCGGAATTTATTTTCAAAAATATTTTTGCATTTGACGCTAAATGTATTTACATTTGATGTCAAATGTGCTATAATAAGGGTGTCAAGAGAAGCAATTAAACAACGGAGGAACGCACAATGAAAAAGTACAATCTGCACGACATCATGAACAACGCCTGGCGAATCTTCCGGAACGCGAAGGCCGGGCATGGGTCCGAAGTGATCTTTGCCAGCGCTTTGAAAAAGGCATGGAACATGGCAAAAGCTGTTGTCAAGGAAGCCGCTGATTCTGCCGAAAGAGCCGCCGAAGCAGCCAAACGTGCAGCAATTGAGGCTGCTAAGCGCGAAGCCGACGGTGTCGTCCGGATGCACTACTCTCAGTACAAAAACGAGTACAGCAACTGCCAGACCGTTGAGGGCAGCTACGACAAGAAGACCAAGACCATTGAGGTCATGACCAAGGTTGCCCGCATCTTTGGGCGCCGACCCAGCGTGACCGCGATCCGTGGCCTGTGCCCCCGCTGCCACACTTACTGCTATGGCGATTGCATGGCTCGATAATAAAAAGGAGGAAACTATTATGACTAACATTGCAAAAGAATTTATCACTGCAAATGCCGCTCTGTATGACCTGGCTGTCAAATCCATGGGGCTTGGCCGCCTGGATGCCATCCTCGGAGACTACCAGCAGCGCTGGGATGCCGATGAAGCATTTGATTTGTCCAAAATTGGGATGCTCAATGCGTTTGATCCGGAAGCTTGGAAGCGGAACCCGGATAACGAAGATGCCGAATTGACTGCATGCTTGAGCGAGATTGCCAGCAAAGTGGAAAAAGAGCTGCTGGATGCCTGGACAGCTCGATATGACCAGCAGCAGATGCAGGCCATCCTTGATGCCCTGTGCGCTATTGACCCTGACGGAGCGCTGATTGTTGGCGGTCGGACAATCTATTATACACAGATTGCCGAGTCCTGGAACTATGTGCACGGGAAGGACCGTGCGTTGTGCATCGACCGTGGGTTTGACATTTAAGGAGGAGTCGAGATGGATGCGCTTTTTACGTCCGTTGTGCGGCTCAGCGAACAGGGTTTGAGCCTCAAAAAAATAAGCAAGCAGCTCAACATCAGTGAGCAAAAGGCACGAAAGATCCTGATTACGGCGGGGGCGTGGTCGAGCCCGCTGGCGGACTCGATCGCTGCAATGACGAAAAGTGGGAAAAGTGTTGATGAGATCGCGGTAGCATTAGGTCTCGGACGCAATGCCGTACTGTCGTATATGCCGTACGACCGAGGCATGAAGGGTGCGGAGTACCCCACGATCAATGCCATCCGCATCCGAGAATGCCGAAATCGAAAGAAGGTGAAACCAGAAAATGAGCAATTTTGACCAAAAGAAATACATTGCCGACTACGTCAAGGAAAACTATGACCGCATGACGGTTCGGCTGCCAAAAGGTCAGCTCTCAGTATTAAAAGAGCGGGCTGCACAAAAAGGCATGAGTATCAACGGCTATATTACACATCTGATTAACAAAGACGCGAACGATGAAAGAAAAAATTGAAAAGGGCCAGCGTTTTGGACATTGGCAAGTCCTCGGCCCGTCCAGCAAACCTTACTACTATACTTGCAAATGTTGCAAATGCGGAGCGGTCAAGGATGTTTACAAAAGCTCCCTTGTCCTCGGCAAAAGCTCGCAGTGCGCAAGTTGTGCTTCCTCGGTTCCGCGTCCTAAAACATCTAAAAACAATCAAAAAAAAGCAGAAGAACGCTATCTTGGAAAAATGGTCAATGGATGGCCGGTGATCGAAATCTTGCCACCCAAAAGCGAAAGTGAGAGCTTCCGCTGTCGCACGGTTTGTCCCGTTTGTCAAAAAGAAACCGTGACCGCACTCAGCCGCCTATCCGTCATAAAGCACTGCGCTACCTGCAACAGAGATATTAAGCAAAAGTCTGACGCGATCCATACAACCGCATGGGCCGACGGATCTAGCCTGGCTGCCGCAAAAAGCCGCATGTCCGGAACAGTCAACCGCAATTCTGCGACCGGAGCAAATGGTGTTTCAAAACTTGCAGATGGTAGATACAGAGCTTACATCAACTTTAGGCGTAAGCAATATCACCTTGGTCTGTTTTTATCGCTTGAGGATGCCATGGCCGCCAGAAAAGCAGCTGAACAACTTATCTACGGCGATTATCTCAACCAGCACGAAGGCTGGGAAGACGCTTTGCGGGAGGCCCTGAAAAAGCTAAAAGACACTCAATCATAAACTTTGGAGGTCATCATAATGACAGTTGATTTGTACGCACATTATTGCACACTAGCCCATGAGGCTACACCGGTTTACGCATGGGGAGCTGATGCTACTGACTCTTATGACCGTGTATCTGTCACAATCCCGGCCCGTTACAAACCTTACAAGACCGTGAGCGGCGAGCTGTGTGTGCGTATCCCGTACAACAACGACGAGTTCCCGACTGAGCTTGTGGATGCACTCAATCGTTTCCCGGACTTCTGCCGTGACTGTACGATCACAAAAATTGTCGAGTAAACAACAAAACCCCCGGTGTCCACAGTGGACACCGGGGGTTTCTCAAATATCCACCCTAATGCGCTTCTTCGAGAGGCCGGGAGGATTTGTTGATATAATTATACCACAAATCGTGCAAAAAGAAAACAGTGTACCGCATCGGCAAAAAGTGAAGGGCAACGAAGGACAAAAAAAGAAAAGCACCCACACTGCAAAAGGGCAGCGTGAGCGCAAAAAATACGTTCAATGAGTATAATATTTTTGAAAAAGCCTTTATTTTTGCACTCAATGGGTGTATAATAAAGACAGTGAAAGACCACACACAAACACATTGAGGTAACAATTATGAAAAAGCTCACTGCTGACGAGTTCGCAACCAAGGTTATGGCCACCGGAACCGAAATTGAGTACGACAACGGCGTTTGGATGATTTACGCGCACCTCACCGATGATGGTGACGTCAAGACCTCTCATTTGGACGCTCGCGACCCGATGGTCACTACCAGCATCGAACTCTCCGATGAAGAGGGCGAGACACTCATGAACGGAAATCTCGACGACGTTGAGAGACAGGCCGTCGTGGAAGACCTATACCCGAAGTATCTTGAAGCTCTGGAAGATATGGAGTAAAAGAAAAGTCCTCCAGACGGCGCGCGAACACCGACTAAGGGACTTTAGTGAAAGACACCTCACGTGGAGGCATACCATTATGCTACCACACGAAAGAAAGGAAGTCAATTGTGTATACCAAAGCAGAGCTTTTTACTATGGCCGCAGAGCAGCCGAAGGAAATCTTTTCCAACAACATTACTCTGAGCGCACCGGATGACGCTTCTGACTGCATTGATCTGGACGCCGAAAAGGCAAGGCTGTCCCGCATCTGGGAGCTGGCGCACCTGTCTATGAAGGAGCTGATCTCCCGCACCGGAATGTCGCAGACCTCTTTTGCCAAAGGCGCAGGCATCCCGCTGCGCACTGTGCAAAACTGGTGCGCCGGAAGCCGGGACTGCCCTGTATATGTCCGTTTTCTGCTAGCTGAGCATTATAGTCTGCTGTAAAGCAAAAATCCCCCACTTTGCTTACAAAGTACCCTGCGTGGAGCGCAGGTCTTCGGCAAAGCAGGGGTTTTTGTAAAATCAAGAGCGGAACCGCCCACAGGCAATGCCGCTCTCTACAAAGGCCATAGCCTTTCAAATATCCACCCTAATGCGCTTCTTCGAGAGGCCGGGAGGATTTGTTGAGATAACTATACCACAATTCGTGCAAAAAGAAAAGCCAGCGGGTAAACGTTCTTCCGCTGGCTCTCTGTACACATTTCTCCGAAGTGTGTGTACTCTACTTCGGACGGTACAAATATTATATCACACATCCAGCATTTTTTCAATGCTTTTCAGCCGGTACCCTATCGCTGTCCGGCTGTAATGTGTCTGCGCTGCAATGTCAGGCAGCGGGAGCCGCTCAACATACCGCAAAAGAGCTATCTTTCGGTCTACCCTCCCAAGCGGTGCGCTTTTGATGGTGGCGATCATCCTCTGTCGGCCAAGTCCTTGCAGCGCAGCGGGCAGCACTACACGAGCCGCCGCCACAGGCAGCACCGAGCCAAAAAGGCTGCGGCAGCTGTCCGGCGTTGCGCACCATTACGGTGACGGCACCGAGATGGTATGTTTTCGTGAGACCACGAAAACGTCCACAGACCATTTTCGTGACGTGCCGAAATTGCTCTTGTGCGGCGAACATACCGGTAACGTCACCGATATGGTGGTATGTAGTGCTTGCCATGATATCCTCCTTACAGCTGCTTGATGCAGCGATTGGTCAGCTTGCTGTACACATCCTCGTACAACTCCTGCTTATCGCCGTTGTAGGTGTACTCAGCATAGATGCCGTCACCGTTCACGGTGGTAGACAGTAGAGCCTTGTAGTTCTGGAGCGTCTTGCAAGACCAGACCACAAAGACGTTTTCGAGGGTGATTTTGGTCTCGCGGTGCGCGTTGTACCACTCAACCAGTGCATTTTTGCACACGCTTTCATATTCTGCCATGCCGGTAATAATCATAATGTGTTTTCTCCTTATTCCTTTCCCTGCATCTGATTGAGGACGTGATCGGCGTGGATGGCGGCAGACGTGAAGGAGTTGTTCTCCCACCACGCCACGAGGGAAGCGACGACGGTGATGCCGGTGGTGATGATCTGCTCCAGCTGCTCCGACTCTATGGGGAGCGGGGAGTGGCCAGTTGCGCTCAAAATCTGATTGGTCAGTGCCAGCGCAAGGACGGCGGTGCGGGCGATGGTTCCAGCGGAAATCTTGTTGTTGGTCATGGTATCAGTTCCTTTCCTTTTCTTCGAGGTCGGCAATTCGGTGATCGGCGACCTTCATCTTCTCTTCCAGCACAGGGATGCGCTGGGCGAAATTGTTGTGTGCCCGGACTTCTCTGGTCAGTTCTTCCAGCTTGGTTTCGGTCACGGCTTGGCTTTTGCTGTTTGCAATTAAAACGCCGATCAGCGTGATTGCACCGGTAATGAGGGCGGCTGCGATACTCTCCATTCGGCTTACCCCTCCCGGAGCCTGTCCAGCCCCTTTTTCGCGATAATGGCGGCGTAGTCCTTGTAAGCGTGGGAAAGGTCTGCGTTGCCCGTGATGCCCGGCACACTGGCGGTGCTAGTGTACTGCCACATGCCAAAAGAAAAGTCTGTTTTGGGCTTGTCTTCCGGTTTGGTTTTGCTCTTGTCTATGGGATATCTTGCAAGCCATACATCGTACTTGCGCAGTGCAGCGCCGCCCATATACAGCCGGGTCTTGCCGAATTTGAGACCGGTGTACAGCAGAGCGTAGAAGCCCCACTGCTCGATGGTCGCCAGCGCATACGCGGTCAGGTCGGTCAACGCCTGCTTGCCAAGCTTGCGGATCTTGTTGTCCTCCACATCCACGCAGATCGGCAGCTCGAAGGTTTTCCCGGTCAGCGCAGTCTTGAGCATGGCCAGCTCTGCGTCGGCACTGGTATGCGAGACGGCATAGGTGTAATAGTACACGCCCACCGGAATCCCCAGCCGCTTGCACTCGGCATAGTTGCGCTCAAACGTCGGGTCGATGTACAGCCCGTCCTTGCGCTTGCTCAGCTTGCGGTTGGTGCTGACAGTTTTGAGCATCACGCCGGAAATAAGGTCGCTTGCCTTGACCTTGTTCCAGTCGATGTGGCCCTGCCAGCGGGAAACATCCAAAATAGTTTTTGCCATCATGTCACGTCCTTTCTATTAGTTGGCCAAAGCCCTCTTTGGTTAATTAGGTTAATCATTATAAATAACATTATGAGTGTTATAATCAATG